GAACGCGCCATAATTCACCGGGCTTTAAACACTAAAGGTGAGTTGGTGGAAGGAGAGTGGTTGAAAGTAATACCCTGTCTGCATGAGTTGTTACCTACTCGTGTGGTACGGGCTACTAGCTTTGAGATCTGGAATTCGAGATTCCCTCAAGCTCGTCAGAAACAGCAGAGTAAGGCTCTTAAGGAGTACTCCGCCTGCCCTGACGTAGATTCCATTCGAAGGCAATGTGTTAGGAAGACATTCATAAAAAGAGAGAAGTTGTTAAAGTCAACTACTTGTGGCGTTGAGGACTTTGATCCTCGTGTCATACAAGGTACAAGTGATTTGGCCAACTCTCTTTTAGGTCCTTGGATGCATTCCTTTGGTAAGCACCTGGCTAATTGTTGGAACCTTGATGCGGTCGTTACGTACGCATCAGGTCTCAATGCAGAAGGTGTTGGACAGTGGATGGATAAATGCCTGACCTCTGGGTATACAGATTTTGTGGAGATAGATTATAGTCGTTATGATGCATCTATTTCCGTTGAAGCCTTGGAGGTCGAGCATGGAGTTTATGATAGATGTGGTGTTCCAAAAGATGCATCTATTGTTCTGCGTGAACAGTTGTTTGTTCGTGGTCGTTCTAGTCACGGTCATACTTACTCTGTCCGCGGTACACGCTGTTCCGGTGACCCAAATACCTCACCGGGTAATTCCATGTTAAATGGAGGTGTAATTACCACCGTTTTACGCACTATGGGGATTACTAGCTTCAAAGTCATAGTGTTGGGAGATGATTCCGTTATTGCTTATTATGGTAAGCAAGGTGTCATTGACCGCGTGGCGATGGAAAAGCTATTGAGGAATTATGGGTTAGTACCTAAGATATTAACACATGATGATCCTGACCTTGTCTCGTTTTGCTCCGGGTATTTCTGGAGGACGGAACAAGGGAGGGTGTGGGGCCCGAAAGTAGGCAGAACATTGGCCAAAATCGGGTACTCAGTATCCACTCAGGACTGCCCCGAGGCGTGGTTGAAAGGAGTATTGGT